CTCATTCAGGGCGAGGACTACGACAAGATCGAGCGAGTGTTCCAGGACTGGTTCGTTGAGCGCATGGAGAAGAGCAAGGCGTTCAATAGGTCGAGAGGAATCGGATGACGCTTCCTCCGACTGACGACGTTTCTGTCTTGTCCGAATACGTCTTCAACCTCCTGGACGGACGCAAGGCTGACATCGGCGTAATCGACTGCTGGTTCAGTGACGACGCCAGCACAAAGCTTCCACACACGCCTGCGCTTACTGTCGAGCCTGGAACGAAGACTCGGGAGTACAACGGCGCGCCTAGGCGCGTGATGAATACCATGGACGTGTACATCATGATCTACCACGACAAGATCGCTGATGTGCAAGACAACGCCCGGAATGCGATTAGGAGGGCCGAGGCGGTGGAAGCTGTGCTTCACGAGGATGCACAGCTTGAGGGCCTGGTGATCGATAGCATGGTCATCTCGAATGAACCAGGCACTGCGCAACGAGGTACAGGAGGGAGCCTGATGAGTGCGTCGCGCCTGACCTTCCGAGCACGTAGTCAGACCTTGCTTCCCTATTCAGCCATTACGTAGGAGGGTGAGATGGCTTTTAAGCTTACCGTCGATATGCCCAACCTCGGTCCTGAGGGCAAGGTCGCCATCATGGGTCTGGGCGAGCTGCAGAACGGCAAGACGTACAAGATCTCTGACGAGCAGGCGGAAGCCTTCCGTAACCAGAACTCGCACGTCGAAGACGACCTCGACCCGGAGACCAAGCAGCTTCTGGGGCGGAGCATCGTTCCTGGGCCGGCTCTGGACGAGGTGGAGATCGCAGGCATCAAGGTAGAGAAGATGGCCGACGACAGGACCGCCCGCAACGAGCAGTCGGAGGAGGGGTAACTGATGGGCGTCGGAATTGGTGCAGGTGGCCTCGTGGGCTTTGCCCTCGAAAACACACCCGGCACGTATGTTGCGCCGACCAAGTACGCTCCGATTGATTCGGAGTCGCTCAAGTTCGTCCAGGACACCACGTGGCGGCGTCCGATTCGACAGAGTGCGGACGTCATCGGTGCCGTTCCTGGGAACGCTCGTATCGAGGGTGACCTCAACATGGAGGCCCTCGAGGACGTCATCCCGTACTTTCTGATGTGTGCGCGACTCAACGTCGTCAAGACGGGCTCGACGAACTACACGTACACCTGTACGCCGACAGCCGCCGCGGTACCGACTAAGACGATGTCGGCCACAGTGGTTCGAAACGGTGTCACGTTCGGCTACGTCGGCCTTGTGGTGAGCCAGTTCACGTTCACCATCGACGACGGCATGCTCAAGTTCAACTGCAGCATGATCGGTCAGGACGAGGCTTCGCAGTCCGTTCCGGTGGCCACGTGGCCGTCGACGATTCCGTTCGGTGCGGGTCAGTACAACATCCAGATCCCGACCTCGTCCCAGGTCTTCGACGCCGATGGCTTCGAGTTCCAGGTCGATGACAACGGTGAGGCGCAGTACCGACTCAAGGACACAGGTCGCGGTGCGCAGTTCATCTCCTACGGCGAGCGCAGCGTCCAGCTCACGATGGAGCGGGACTTCCTCGACCGCACCGAGTACGACGCCTTCAAGGCGTTGACGTCGCAGTCGATCACACTGCTGGCGAGCAAAGGCACGAACAACCGAGTCACGCTGAACATGACTACAGCGATCAAGGACAGCTACGAGGTTGGCCTTGGTGGTCAGGGTGACTTGCTTCGTGCATCGATCACCTACCAGGCACCGATCAACGCGAGCGGCGTTTCCTACACGATCGTCGTTCAGACACAGGAGAACATCGTCTGATGCAGACCCAGATCATCGTACCCGAGTTCAAGTCCACCTACTCAGGCCAGGGCGCCGACTGCGTCATGGTCGGCCTCGAAGAGGTCGTGGAGGGTAAGTGAGCGAGTTCGTTCGCGTAGCGGTCAACGGTGGCACAGATCTGTCACCGGTGGGCTACATGTCGATGAAGGCCATCTGGGGCTTGCGGGTTACGCAGACTGGCAACCCTCACTACTGGGCCATCAGCGTCAACGAGAACGAGCACGGGTACTTCCTCAACACACCAACGTTCGCCGACGAGACCGAAGCAAACGAGTGGCTACGACAGTTCACTCGCGGCTTCGATCCGTCGAGCTAGCCAAACGTGCCGGGTAGAGTAATTGGCCACTCGCCAGCCTCATGAGCTGGATTAATGCGGGTTCGAGTCCCGTCCCGGCAACGACACCAAGGGCCGTGTGGATCTTTTGATTCATGTCGGGCTGCGGTGGACAGGGTAACGAGACTCAGAGGGAGAGTCAAATGCCAAGGGCAGTGATTGACTTTAGCGAGACCACCAAGTTCCCGTTGCGGTCCCTGGAGGGGGCCTTCGTGGAACTTCGGCGGATGTCGTACGGGCACAAGCTGCAACGGCAGCAGATGTCCATGCAGATGTCTGTCAAGGGTGTCGGCAAGACCGCCGAGATGGATCTCAAGACCGAAACGGTCAAGGTCGCCGTCTTCGAGATGAACGCGTGCGTCGTCGACCACAACCTCGAGGACGAGAAGGGCGAGAAGCTCGACCTGAGTCAGTCGAGCAACGTCATCCGACTCGACCCCCGAGTGGGTGAGGAGATCGGCAAGTACATCGACGAGATGAACAACTTCGAAGAGTCGGATGAAGTAAAAAACTAGAGTTCCGGATCCGGACGTTCATCGTTATGAACGACCAGAAATACAAGGACGACAAGACCGTAGGTGTTGTTGTCAACCTGGCAACGAACTGTCGAGAGTTTCGGTGCTTGCCCGGTCCGGGTAGTCTTCTAGAACAAGACAGTCTTCTGATCTACCTGATCAACATCGTCCAAGCTGCTTGGGCGGAACGAGAGAAGCGAGATCAGGACGAAGCGAAGAAGTCAAAGAGCAGAGGTTAGGGGCAGACCGTGGCACTAGGAACGCGTGAATTGCTTCTAGTGCTACGTGCACGAGACGAAGCTTCTCGGACGTTGCATTCGCTCACACGGTCGATGAACAACCTGAGTGCGGATGCAAAGCGTGCAGCCAACGCCCAGATCGAGCGAGGAAAGGCCTTGACCTCGATTGGCGTTGGCGTCGCCTCTGTTGGCGTTGCTGGCGCCACGATGATGTTCAAGTTCACTCAGGCTGCGTCGAAATACAATCAGGAGTCTGCAAAGACCCTGACGCAGGTAGACAAGCAAAAGATCAGCCTGCAGCAGATTAAGAAGGTAGGCTACGACGTCGCTAAGGCGATTCCGGCTCCCTTCGAAGCAATGCAGACGTCCCTGTACGACATCTTTTCGTCGATGGACGTCAACCTCACTGGCGCCAAGACTCTACTGACACAGTTCAGCAAGGCCGCTGTTGCAGGACAGGTAGACCTTCAGGACGCATCACGAGCCACCATCGGTATCCTGAATGCGTACAAGATGAAGGCGACCGACGTCAATCGCGTTAACGACGTCATGTTCCAGTTGGTCAGAAAGGGCGTCGGCACCTACGGCGAGTTCGCCACTACGATCGGTCGCTCGGTTCCTTCCGCTGTGCGTGCGGGTCAGTCTATCGAAGACCTCGCAGGCATGATGGCGTTCCTGACTCGTAACGGTCTGAGCGCGGCTATGGCCACCGCGTCTGCTGGTCGTGCTTTGGATGCTATCTCAAATCCGAAGACGATCAACAACTTCGCAGGACTCGGCCATAACATTGCTGACCTGATTGGCCCCAAGCGCGAGAAGCAGTGGAAGGCCATGGGGGTCAACATTCGTGACATAAGTGTCGCGATCGTTGATGCGCAAGGCAAGTTCCGTCCCATGAGTGCGATCATGACGGACTTGGGCCGTATCTTCGAAAAGCTAGGCCTAAAGGGCCCAGAGATCGCCTCTATCCTCCAGGACATGTTTAAGGGTTCTGGCGGAACTATCCAGGCGCGAAGGTTCTTCGACACTGCTGTGAAGGGCTATAAGCAGCTGAGTGGTCTCACCGCGAGTATGAAGGGCTCCGCTGGTGAGATGGACAAGGCCTACAACATCATGTTTAAGCAGCCGCAGAGTCAGGTGCAGCTGCTAAAGAACCAGTGGGAGATCCTCAAGGTCCAAATGGGCGAGGGTCTCCTTCCAGTCTTTAACA